CCCGCCGCAATAAAGCGTTCCAGAGAACTTTGCGGCGGGTCGAGACGAGACACGCGAGACGACGCGATCTTCGATAGACCTATGTTTACGATTTGTACATCGGTGAACATCGCGTCGTCTCTCCTTTCTTACTCGTACAGATACGCGAGCAGAACTTCGACGGTGCCCGCGTCCGGCATAGTGCCGCCCAAAACCGTTGCGAAGACCAGCACTTCGTCTGTCGAATACATGTCGAACTTCAAGTCCGTTCCCACCGCGTCTGCGGTAACGGCGCTAGACACGTCGAGACCGTCGATCAACGCGTCCACGTCTTCCGCTTCCTGAGTGGACGGTGCGGCCTTGGTGTAAGCTGCGTGGCCCAGATCGAGTGTGCGTCCCGCTCCGAAAGCGGACGTCGTGATGCGCGAAAGGTGCGGCAGGACGCGCTTACGACCGGGCGGCAGGTAGAACAGAGCCATAGTGCCGTTTGCGGCCAAGGCTCCGTCGGCTGTCACCTTCGCGTACGCGTAGCGCAGCTTGCCGTGATCGTCGATGGGGTGCTTGCGATAGTCGGTTGCGATCTGTGCAGAGCCGATGTCTTTACCATGTTCCATGGCGATTGCCTCCATTTGGCGTTGTGGCCCCGGCGGGAAGCACCGAGGCGGGGTTACGGCGCGCCGACATGGCGCACCGCTATCTCATTAGGACGGGGTGCCCGTCTCAACACATTGCAGCTTGAGAACTTTGCCCTCTTCGAGACGCGTCGCGCCTGCGGTGAAGGTGGCGTGAGCCTGCTTGATGTTGTTCTTGTCAGGGCGCGGCGAGATCACAATGGACAAGCCGTCCCACGCACCGAAGTGGTGGCCGTCAGGCACCCACACCGGGCAGTCGCGGATGGTGGCCGGACCTGCGACAGAAGTCGTCGGAATACCCTTGCCGTTCGTGGACACGCCGTTGTCTTCGTACGGCACGAACATGAAGCCCATGAACTTCGACACTTCGCCGTCCACGAGCGGCTTGACCGCGTTGTAGTCGGAAGAACCGACAGCCACTTCGCCCAGAAGATCGTCCGTCTGCTCGGCGGTCACAGCGATATAAGGCGTCGTGGTGCGCAGGTTGACATGACGTTTCTTGAGCAGCTTACGTGCAGCGCGCAGCTTGGCCACGGACATGCGAGTGCCGCCGTGCGCGATGACGTCTTGCGCCGGGAACGACGTATCGGTCGTGCCGTCTTTGCCCGTCTTCGCGACTGCGTAGAACTTGGACATAATGATCTCGTCCATTTTGCGGGCGGCGGCTTCGCGCATCCGCTCGACGTACGGAGACGTCGGATCGTAGATCATCTTGAGCACGTCCAGTCGGTCGATCAGGATCGCGCAGTCGTATTCGGTTCCGGTGATCCAGCGCTGAGTGTGCTCAAGCTCGGTCAGCTTCGTGTCGCCGTAAGGCGTGTTCCGCTCGACGAACTCGACCGGGCCGAGAAAGTTGACGACTTGCGACTTCTCGCCCGAATACGCTCCGTTGGAGACATAGCCTGCGAGCAGTCCGCCCTCTTTGTTGAGGGACGCTTGAACGTTAGCCGTATACATCTTCACATGATGCTCCGGCACGCTGTATGTGGCGATTGTTTCTGCCATGGTTTCAAACCCCTAGTTTCATTTTCCAAAGCCTAGTCCGGTGAACGAGGGGTGTGCGCTCGTAGCGGCCCTCAAAGAGAAAGGGTAGCCGGACGTATCGGCTACCCTCTTTTACGCTACGCTTTGGCAGTCGTCAAGCGCGAGCAAACAGGCGTTGCATCAAGTCAACGGCGTCTTTGTGCCCCGGATGGTTGCGGTCCGTGTACTTCTTCTGAAACTCTTGATCCACTTGCAGTTCGGTGATCTTCGCCGAAGCCTGCTCTTTGGTCATCGTATCAGGGTTGTTAGGGTCGCCACCTTGAGGGCTTGTCGTGAACCCTCCTTCGTCAGACTTGCGCCCGATAGTCGCAAGCAACTCGACAATGGCCGCGCTGCCGATCTGTTGTTCGACCTTGCCGATAAGTTCTGCGTCCAAACCCAACGCTTGCACGGCGCGCTGCCCCGCCGCTTTGTTCTTTTCGAGATCACCGCCCCACTTCGTTTGCAGCGCTTGAAGCTCTTGATCGTTGTGCTCGGTGATCTGCGTTTGGAACCCCTCGCTCTGTTGCGCTGCGAACTCGTTCCACTTGTCGGCCACGAGTTGAGCTTGGGCGGGAGTGAGGCCCGCTTCGTGAAAGGCGGAACGCGCGAACTGCATCATTCCTTCGTCCGCTTGCACGCCGTCTGCGAACTGGAACTCGTAACCTTCGGGCGCGTCAGGGCGTCCGAGTTTACCGTAAAACTCACCCATCTGCTCAGGGGTTGCATCGCTGCCGGGAAGACCGATGACAGTCGGGTCGCCGCGCTGCAACTTCGTCAAGTTGTAGTTTGCAAGCGCAAGCTCCGCCGGGTTCTTGTAGCCCTTCGCCTCTACGTGTTGACGTGCTTCCGCTTCGGGGATAGTGGCGTGCCACGGCTGTGCCGTGTCGCCTTCCCCTAAGCTCCACACACCTTCTGCCGCTGCCCAAGGGGCTTCGACCGGGTGTGCAGCGCCGCCGTCTCCACCGCCCGCGCCTTCGCCCGGTGCGTCGAACACAATGCCTTGCTGGCCGATCTTAAACATGGTTTAGTTTCCTATCCGTTCTGCGTCTCGATGTACCGCTTTACCAACGTATCGAAGTCGAGACTTGTGTATTCTACGATACGCTGCACCATCTGCTTACGTCCTATGTAGACGTCTTGCAAACGAGTGTCGGGAAAGAAATGCTGATCGGCTTTCGCAAAGAACGCTAAGTCGCGTAACAGAAAGTCCAAATCGTCTTTCGTTGGGTTGCCGCCGACGAACGCACGCGTATACACTTCTTTACACCTACGAAGGTGGGCTTGCACTGCGTCGTCTTCGCTTAACTTGTTTTCGTACACGGCGTCTTCGGCGCGTTGCGCGACTTCGGGATCGAACTCGTCGCCAGCTATAAAGTCATCTGTCACTGCGAGCCTACCTCCACGGCAGTCTTAGCCGCCGACGCCAGCGCGGGTGCATTCTTCATAAGCTCGGCTTCTTGAGCCTGAGACTGACGCGCGCTGCGTTTCTGTTCGATAGTATCGAGATCGTTCATCCAACGCGCCGGAACTGCCATGTAGTCCGATATTTCGGGTATGGCGTCTTCGAAGTTGAAGTGATCGAGTTGCGAGGTGTCTTGCGTTGCGTTCGCAATGTTCAGCGCCATCTCTACGGCGCGCATGAACCCGCTGACCTCTTCGGCGTACATGCTTTTGGCGAGCGGAGACGTGTACACGACTTCATATTCGCCTTCTGCCTCTGCTAACTCTGGCGGCATCTCGGGCAGCACACCCATCTCGCTCAGCAAGTCTATCTCGCGCTCGATCATCGGGCCAAGCATCTCGGACTGCAAACGTCCCATAGTGGGGGACAAGAGCGCCGCCTTCTCCGCGACACGCTCCATGACTTCGGTAGCTGTCATCTCTGGGGTGTCTGTTAGTATTTGGAAGAGCGTCACGAAGAAGCTGTCTTCGATGTCGCGCCGCTCGTCTTGCAGGAGTACCTCTCCTACGCGGAAGTCGCCGGAACGTAGAGGCTGTATCAGCGCACGGCCCTGCTTATCTACGCCGCCGTAATTGACCGCGCCCGGACGCAAGTCTACTTCGCCGTTCATCACGTTGTCGTCGTGGGCGAGCAGCACCGGATCGACCGCCTTGTTGCCCTGTTTCAAATTCGTCTTCTTCATGGCCGACGCACCGCCGAGAGCGGCCAGCGCCATGACGGCAGGGCTGTAACCGTAAGGGTCTCCGGCCACGGTCGCAGTCCGAGGCACCTTGTATGGCATGGACTGGTATCCAGTCTCGTCACCCACGTACTCGCGGCTCTTCACGCATAGATACGCACCGACGATAGGATGGCGGCGCACATCTAGCGCCGAGGGGTCGTAGCTTCCCGCGTCGCGAGGACACACATAGTGCACGAACTCGAAGTAGGTGTTCTCGTTGGGGTTTGGTTTCTTCGCTTCGGCTTGCATCTGCGTCGGCAAGGCTGCGTCTGGAAACTTCAACTTGAACTGACGCACGTTGAGCCAGAAGCGACGGAACACGCAGTGAAGCTCGCCTTCGTCATCCACCAACATAAACACGTCGCGCAACGGGCAAGCCACGTACTTAAAACCTCTCTGCGGTGTCATGACACTAGGTGCACGTTCGCCAATGTAGAGCGGCCCGTTTCCGTACACGCCCATTGAAGTGTACACTTCGTTTGTCGATACCCGGAAACGGGCACGTGGGTTGTAACGGTACTTGAACATGAGAGACGACAGATCGTCAAAGTATGCGCGGACACGGCGCTTCTTGCGCAGCGAAGTGTCGGACGGCATGAGGCCGTGCCACTTCTGACCTGCGGGCGTTGCCAGTCGTTCGAGGATGGACACGTACTTAGGCAAGCTGCGTGCGCCTGTCGTGTCATACGCCACGCGACGAGCAGCAGAGTTTTTGTTGTGGTACGCGGCAGGGCCGTCCGTCTGCCACGCTGCATAATGTGACGGAAGACAGTACGCCGCCGCCATACGCCAGTCGTTCTCGTGTACAGACCGTATGGACTTTGCCTGCTCGTACAGCTTTATGACTTCTTCTGCCGCTTGTCGCGTCATGTTTACGTCCTCGCCGAACCGCCAAGGAACCGAACTGCGGACGAACCCCCCTCGGTACCTGAACCTCCGGTCAACATGGTGGCCGCTCGGCCTCCGCGCCGAAAGAACTTGGAGCGCTGTTGCTCCGCCAAAGCCGCAGTGTCAGCGTCGGAACGCTCTGGGGGCGGCGGCAACGGATCGGGGTATTGAACTTCGGGTGCTTTGGGTCTGCTAACCATGTTCGCCTCACATCGCTAAAGGATCGTCTTGCATCTTCGCCAGACGGCCACGGTTGCTAGATCGTAGGTTGTTACGGTCTCTGCGCGCGACTTTAACGGCGAACGTCAGCGCCAATGTATCCGCTTCGTCCGGCGATGGCAAGCCCCGCTTCTTCATGTCTTCTTTGGCCTCTAGCTTGATACGCTGCTCGTGCCTGTCGAGCGTGTACATGATGCTTATCAGTTGTGGCCGCAACTCTGCGTCTTCTTCGAGACAGCCTTGGTCGTATATCCAGTCGCGCATAGCCGCCCAATACTCCGCGCGCTTGTTCACGTAGTGCTCGTGGTTTATCGCGGCGCTGCCGGGGTGGACTTCGTGGATGCGATACCCCTTGTCGCGCAGTATGTCGATCACGCCTGCGCCCGGTCCCGTGCTCTCGATCACGACGGCATCGGGTCGTTTTGCGTTTATCTCGCGCGCTGCGACCTCTGCCAACTGAACGGTTGATAGCTTGCCAAATTTCAACGCAGGTATGCTACGCGCGTCGCGCCCCTGTCGGAACTTAATGACACTCTTGTCGTTGCCGAACCGCGCAACGTCAATCGCCATAATCAACGCGGCTCCGGGGTCGCCGTACTCTTCGCGGCGCATGGCCTCGTCAACTGCATCCGCCATTATGAAACCGTTAAAGCTCTGCGACGGAAACTGACCTTTGACCCGGACCTTCGCTTCGTCGCTGTCCTCTCCGTATTTTCGTATGATGTCGTTCAACGCGTTCTTGTTGGTGAACGACACCTCTCGACTGTCTACGTGTCGTGTACGGTACAGATGGGCGTGCTTGTCAAAACAGTCGGCGAACTCTCCGTCTGGTTTTGTCGGGTTTCCGAACGCAAAGAAGAACGCCTCACCGTCGGTTAGCGCGCCGTCAGCGACTTCCCATATCTTCGGGTACACACCAGACGCTTCGTCGAACACTACGGCCACGGTCTTGCCTTCGTTGTGCAACCCGGCGAACGCTTCTGTGTTCGTTTCCGAAACGGTCGCAGCGGTGGCTCGGTAGTTCTTGCGCTTCGCTTCGGGGTACGCGGCGAAGCTCAGCGCCGTGGCCGACCACACGAACCAGTGCTTGTGCAGCATGAGGTTGTGCCACTTGGACAGTTCGGGCCACGTCTTGTCTTCAAGCTGGAACTGTGTCGAGGCCGTCACCGCCATACGCGTATCAACCCGCGTTGACATGAGGAACAGTATGATCCACGACACGAACGCAGACTTGCCGATACCGTGACCCGACGCGATGGCGAGGCGGTACACCTCCATTTGCAGGCCGATCTCTGTCAGGAGTATGTTGTTCTCAATAGCCTCGCCGAGCGCTATAAGCTCTTCGCGTTGCCAGTCCTCTGGGCCGTCTTTGTCGTGCAACGGATTGAACGACCCGTCGGGCAACTGCGGTTCACCCCACGGAAACACCGCCATTACGAACCCGAACGGGTCGGCGAAGAAGCCCGCTATAAACTCCGCTAGTTCACGTTCTTTCTGTACACTAAGGTTGCCTGCCACGTATCTTTCGCCTATGTTGAGGTCAAAGCAAGGAACACCGACATGGCGCTGCCCTACGACTACTACCCCGCAGTTCTATATGCGATTGACCTAATCAGTCAAGGTAACACGCTCACCGAGGCGTGCGATCAATCGAACCTGCCTATCTCTACGTTCCACAACTACATTAAGCGAGACGAGAACCTGCACGCAATGTACGTCGAAGCAGACCAGCGCGGCAGTGACGCTATGGCCGACGCACTCGTCAACATCGACAATCACCGCATACACGGACAGTCCGACCCCAAGATGGCCAAGGTTATATCCGATAACATCAAGTGGGTGTTGTCAAAGCGCAAACCGAAAGAGTACGGAGATCGTGTACAGGTCGATCACTCGGTCACAGTGGACGTTGCGATCACGACCGCACTGGACGCCGCCCGCCGTCGTGTGCCTGTCCAAGAAGTTGAAGTGATCGACGCAACCGCTGTCCCTGTCTACGAAGACGAGGACGCCGCTATCATGCGAGAACTGTTCGCCCCTTAAAAGAAACGCCCGCCTTGTGCGGGCGTTAAGTCATGTCGCGAACCTGACGGTCCGCTTTGTTGAGGCAGGTTCCTACAGGCGAGAAACCTATCGAGCAGTTTGTCTTGCCTATACCTGCGAGGGCAGGTTGTCAATAGACCCGTGCAACGTGCCCGCGTCGTTCAACCGCTTCTGCGCCAGATCACGTTGGTTCCGCGCATCGTCGCGCTCGATAGTCACACGTTGCAGGTCGGCGCGCAGCATGGCCACGGTGTCGCTTTCCTCGCCCTCTTCCGCGTCTGACGTCGTGTCAGGTCGCATCAAGACGTGAAGAACCGCGTCCGCCATTTCAGCATCGGTCAGATCATCAGCGCTGTTGACATCTTCGCCTGCCTCTTCCAACACGACAAGCACCGCCGCGTCGAACACTTCGGCACCCACCACCGCTTTCATCCGATCACAGTCGGACAAACCCTGCTCCGCAACCGCAAAGCCCTCTTCGGTATACACGTACGTCGCGCCCTCTTCGAGCAATTCGCCCGCGACGTCCGTCACCGTTTCGCCACCACTTTCCGCAGCTTCTTCCAATTCAGCGATCCGCGCGTTCGCCACACTTAGCTGTTCCGTCAGTTCGTCTTTTGTCGGCATAGCCGTATCTCCTTAATGTTGCAACGAGGCCACGGGTATCGCGTTTGGGCCTTTCTGTCAATACGCGGAGCGCCCGGTTCGAGGATTGTACACTGTGCGCAATTCGTCCTTGTTGTGTGTGGGGGTTTTGTACACTGTGTATAGTTAGCCGTTTAGTCGCTCATTGCACAAATTGTACAAATTATTTTTATTGTACGCGTTGGGCGTATCGGCGTTTGCGGGAGATCAAGCGCAATCGCCACACGGCCCCC